CGCGGCTTAAACTCCGCGGCTCGAACTGACCTAGCTACGTCAGAACGGATTAAGAGAACTTAGGTGTTCGTTGTAAGACGTCATCTTTGCGATTAAGATCCCCTTATTGGCTCTCGGTGTTTCTCAGTAAAAGAAGACAGCCTTCACAGATCCCCCATTATGTAACAGGAGTTGTAAAAGACCACCTAACTGATGGACAGGCCGAGGAAGAACCAACAGTTGGAAGTGCCATGCGAGGTGCGACCGGCTGAGAAACAGCAGTGGCTTAGAGGACAACCCGCTTGGGTGCCTATTAGCAGAGGGCGAACTTCGGTTGATGGATCTGGTCTAAGACTTGTTAGCTTTCTATTGTTTGGGACCTTACAGTCCCTTATGATTCGGTTAATGAGTTGAAGCAATATCAACATGATACTAAGTCTGAAGCGGGGTGGCATCCAGGTGCTAAGTTCATCTAAGAGAACTGCACGGAGATACCTCCTACCCCCCGAGGGGTGCCTGCTCCCCCGCGGCCCACTGGGTCGCGGATTAGAGAGGTTAAGGGAATCTACTACTACTCACCATGAAACGATCACTACTAACTGTAATGAAAGCATACATGATGCGTAATAGTCGAACCGCCTTTAACTGGCAGGCTATTGGAAACAATAGCCACGTGGGGATCGGACTATTCGTTAGAGTAGCTCGATTCCTCACAGGTAGTATGTCCTCGAGTATCGTTCTTCTTATCGTAGCGTTTTGCCGATATTGCTATCATATCCGGAGTCATTGTGGTGTCAAGGGTCTCGCCATGAGACTCAAGGCATCTTCGATGGCGATTATGAAGGCTGTGGCGAATGAGCGCCTAGTGGACTGTCGACCCCTAGGGGTCGGGCTGAGTCTCCGAGGGGGTTTACCCTCTTGGATCCCAGTCCCAGTGCGACGTCGGATTAGAGAGTCTGATACCTCGACGATTCGATTAGTACTGACCCTCTGTAATCTATACAGAGTGCTTGGCTACGAAGGGAAACTTAGTGTAAAAACTATTATCTCTCCGGGCCCTCCATTGATCGCTGATCGCTACTTGCCCTTCATTGCGACCTTCTTTAGTAACTTAGCTCTGATGGCCGGTGTTAGCATGGAAATTTTCCATGTTCTCCCGCCATTTAAGGCTTTGGCTCTATTGAAGTCGGCACCGGGTACGAGCGCCAAAACGATTATCCAGACTAGTGTTTCGGCCCTCTTACGGGCGGTGACGAACCTATCAAGTTCTCATCTTCGTGAGACTATTGTGGCTACCTTGGCCATGGTGAATGGACCGGTTCGCTTGTTCCGGATCTTCGAGGGCTTATCTCAAATTCAAGGTCGATACTTCAGCATCTTCGCCCGTACTACTACGGAGACAGATCGCCTCGGACGCCTTGGGTTTAAGAATGAGCCCGGTAAAGTACGGGTCTTCGCGATGGTAGACTGGTGGACGCAGATGGCTTTGCGGCCGCTGCATCTCCTAGTTTTCTCGATCTTGCGGTTGATCCCGCAAGATGGGACTTTTGATCAGGGGCGCCTGGTTAAGAGTATCCAAGAGTTGATCAGAAGAAAAGGATCCTCTGCAGTGGCCCTCGGTCCTAATAACCAAAAGGGACCCATCCATTGTATGGTCTACAGCTTCGATCTATCAGCTGCGACCGATCGTCTGCCCGTTGTATTACAGAGTTACCTAGTGGACTGGTTAATTCCAGGCCTGGGTCCGTTGTGGATGAAACTTCTCGTTGATCGTGTCTACCACTGTGGTAGACGGGTTGACGGGTCGTCTCGATACACGAGAACCGGGGTCCGATACGCAGTCGGGCAACCTATGGGTGCTCTGTCTTCTTGGGCGATGCTCGCATTGACCCACCACTTTATGGTGCAATTAGCAGCACATCGCTGCGGTATGAGAGGTTGGTTCGGGGACTATGGAGTCCTGGGTGATGATTTGGTGATCGTGGACCCATCGGTGGCCACTGCCTACCTTGGAGTAGCAGAGGAACTCGGTGTGACTATCAATCGCCATAAATCACTAGTGTCTAGTAATGGACACTTTGAGTTCGCGAAGAGATTCTGCTCTCCAGTAGAAAATCTGAGTGGAGTCAGCCTGGCTGAAGTAACAGTTGCTGGGGGGTCGCTTGCGGCCTTTAAGGAACTGTTATCTCGGTTCTCCATTGTTCCTAGTCTTGGTATGGTTGCTGCATTCATGGGTAAAGGACCTATGGCCTGCTCCCGACTTATGGTTCCGTTCGCGAAAGCGCCGAAATCAACGGTCGGTTTGCTGGTCTGGTTCCTTCAACCCGGGATGAGTACTCATAGCGCGTCGTCTTGGTCTCAGTGGTTTAACCTGCTGGGACTAGGGCGGTTCTCTTCACGAGAGAACTGGACCGGAATTCTTGGCGAACTCCGATCTTATGTCTATGACCGAGTGCCTGCACATGAGGTGCAGTTAGAGGACGCCGATTTGGGCGCTCTTCTGTTCTCGGAACCATTCTACGGCGATGACGATATCTTCCCTTCTTTTCCACAACCCTGTAACGACAGGGTGCTGATCGACGCGGTCAACGAACTTTTCGCTGGAGGTCTAGAACCGGGAGGATTCCAAACATCCTTCCCCTTTTGGGCCTATGAAGGCGGGGAGAATCGCGCAGATCGGGTGGATCGGGGGGTCGAGCGTCTGAACCAATTCCTAGGGGAAAACACCCCTATGGAAGAGTGGTTTATGGATGAGGATGCTCAACTGGGTGCTTTCGCTATCCGGCGAGAGGATCCACTGAGAATCAGTGTCGGACAATGGCTCCACCTATGGCATCGTTGCCAGAAAGTGGTGTCTACGCCAGCGGCCTCACCGTTTGGTGGGTTCGATGCTGCCTCAATCTTGGCTGCAGCCATCAAGGGTGATCCCTTGGTGGCTGAACCAGTTACGGGTGCCCCGTTCCTTGACTTGACCGAGGATGAAGATTCTCGGGACTGGACGTGGAAACGTGATAATGTTTCTAATGCTCGGACTCAGGCTAAGGATTTCGCAAGAGATCCTTTGTCTTTTCCGACAATCGAAGCAATGTCACCGACCGCCCGTGCTCTGGCAGCTAAGTTACGTAAGTTACGTGACGAGGCTCAAGATGATGACGGACGGAAGGAAGGAGAGGACACCTAAGTAGTACGGGTAATGCCGTAGCAGGTAGACAACGAGTCTTAGACCTTCAGAAGTTATTATTCTGGGCCCGGCTCCCCGAAAGGGAGCTCAATCCATAATGAATGGGAGAATGATATAAAGCGTCATTCACAGTGAACGCGTGCGACCAGACTGAACGCGGGTTACCTAAGTAGTACGAGTAATGTCGTAGCAGGTAGACAACAACAGCATAACAGCTAGCCCATGAAAGTTGGGATCAGGTGGATAGGACTCCGGCCGTAGCACGGTGGTATTACCCAAAGTAATGCCTACTTTATATCAGAGTTGGTAACCCAAGTACCCCGTAGGGGCGAAAGGGTATCTCTAATAAGGGATCTAGGATAATCATAAATAAGACTACCAACTCCCCTGACACACTCCCTCAAAATGTGGGATTTTAATGTGCCGATAAGGCTCCTGAACACGAGAAGTACTATGCGAATAGCCTTTCCCCGTGCTGAATCTGATAAGACCAGAGGAAGTCTCTTAAGTGAGAAACGGTTTTTGTAAGCTGTCGTAGAATATGTAGCTACGTGAGGGCAATGGTCTTTAGCCCGTTCAGGGATCCCGTGAGAACGATACTCTTGGGATACAGCTTGACCTCTGTATCAGTCCATATTACTTATTAAGAAGGATATAGTCAAATATATTCCTTCCCAACGATATTTTAGGCGTCGTCTAAGCGCATTGCGGCGGAGGGAAACCCTGTTCACGCAGGGGGGGTCCTCCTAACCGTAGAAGAAGAC